TGACTCGAGAGTCCGGTATTCGGCGGGCTGCATTTGCTCGTCGGAATCAGTTAAGGGAGACATGGACGACCATTGCTCGATCGAGTTCGCCGGAAGCGTCTTGAAAGAAAATCGTGGATCGCCACCAAACCAGTCCTGGCCGACTGAAGGACTCGACACGCAGGAAGCAGGCATGAAGCATCGCAAGAGTAGAGCAGGTTACATCAGAAATCTCTCTAGAGAAGCCGAGCGGCTCCAGAGAGAGTTTTGCGGTTGGACAGGCTTGTCGGTCTCCAGCCAGCCGTGGCCGCACTGGTTGCACTGGAAATACTTCTCACCGTCCGGGCCCGTTTGGGTTCTGCGAACCGCGTGCGAGACACAGCTCGGGCAGCTGGGTGTCTTCTCGTTGACTTCGATCTTAGTCAGTGGCGCCATCAGGGTTCCGTTCTTTTGTTTCTCGAGGATCGCGGCGCTCTCCGATTCGTAAAAATCAAAGAGCCCGTGCATGTTCTCGCGACGCCAATTGAAGCATTGCGTGATGGCGTCGATGTCGTGATCCATGGGCGAGGTCGGGAACTTTGCCGCGTATTCGACAATCTCTTGTGCCCAAGCTTCGTACTGTGGCAGGTACGCGTTGCCCGCCTCGAGGTCTGCCGAGAACGGCCATGCTCGAGCAAGTTTTCCTCCGGCTGGCTGCACGGCAATCACCGAGGTCTTCGTGCTGATGGGCGATCGGCCCAACTCTTCGATTACCGCGGAACCGTTGGCCTTGTCTTCGATCAGCAGGACATGGGCCTTCCACTTCACGGCCATCTTATAGGCCGCCGCTTTCGTCGCGGTATAACCCATCCGTTCACACTGCCGGTCCAGGCAGTAGCCGCGCGACGCAACGAAACCCCAGACATGCAGTGCGACGTGATCGCTGTCGGTAGTTTCCTTGAAGGCCGCATCAAGCGAGACAACCACCAGTTGGAATTTTGGTAAATCCTCGCGCTGGTAGTAGCGCCAATAGTCCCGCTTGAGCATGAGACCCTCGGCCGGAGCCGGGTGTCCCTGGTACAGCGCGCTCCAGGCATAGGAGCCCTGCACGCGCTTCATCGACTCGAGGTCACTCAGGTCAAAACGTTCCGGCGAGAGCGGTTCGCCCTTTTTTCTATTGGGCTCGTCTTGTTCCGCAATTGCCGGGAAATTATAAACCTGCCATTCCTCACCGCCGTTTTTGGCTTCATCCATGAGGCGGCCCACGAGATCGTCTTCCGCCCAGCGGGTCATCATGATAATCACGCCCGCGCCGGATTGTAAACGGGTATAGAAGTCGGTTCGATACCAGTTCCAGATGGAGTCTTTCGTCAGTTGCGACGTGGCTTCTTTGTAGCCCTTGATCGGATCGTCGATGATTCCGATATCGGCGGAACGGCCGGTGATGCCGCAATCGACGCCGGCAGCCAGCATAAAACCGCTGGCGCTGGTCTGGACTTCCTCAGAGCGCTTCTTCGTGAGTTCCAGTTCCGGAAAGGTGTCCTGGTACTCGCACTGCCCCATGATGCGTTGCCGATCCCCCGAGATGGCTTCGGCCCAGGTCGCGGCATAGGAGGCGCAGATGAATCGAAGGTTAGGATGTTTTCCCAGGGCCCAAGTTGGAAAGCGGCGTGAAGCCACTTCCGTTTTTCCATGCTGCGGCGGGCCGCATAAAATGACGCGCGGCCTCTTACCCGCTAACACGTCCGCCAGGAAGTCCTCGAAGACAGTGCAGACTTCCCGGTGGAACCAGCCAGCGCGATAGCTTGGCTTGGTGTACTCGATGTACGGCAGCAGATGTTCGCGTGCCGCCTGAATCTTGACTTCCTTCTGCTTGAGCTGAGCCCGGCGTTCTGCGGCTTCAATCAGCAGTTCGCGGGTAACAGTCGGTGTCAAAGGAAACTTACAGTACTAAAAAATGTAGCATGACAGTGTTAAAATAAGAAGATGTCACGTGTCCGCATCCTGAACCCAACCAGCATCTATCTGTCTGATGCCGAGGTCAATAAGATCAGTCAATTTCTGGAAGCCGAAGGCTATGAGAACCGGAATGACGCTACACGTGCCCTGATTTACATGGGTGCTCGCGCCTGGGATGGGGGCACCTTAGAAGCACCGAGTACGCAGGAAATCGCAATGGCTTTCGCGGACGCGCCGGTTGTCGAACTGGACACGCAGGCGCCGGCCGGTAACTTATCACAGAACCTGCAAGTCCGTTTTTCCCCGGAACAAATGAAGGTGTTCGAGAAACTACGCCATGAATCCCGGCCGCCAGTCAAGCCGCAGGTGATTATCCGGCAGTTTGTGGACGAAGGGATTAAGCGGTATCGCCGGCGTCTGGCGCAGGCAAAAGCGCGACGGGCCGTGTCGGCGTAATGTCGATCACTTCGCCAAATCGCTGAAGATCTCTCTCGCTGATCCCGTTCTGTTGGGCTAGCTTCTTAAAATCCTCATCCGTCATCCGGTCCAGCATGTCGCGCACAGCTTCAATCTGGATCGGGCCACCGTTCGGGCCGGAAGCTTCAATCTTTTCCTTCTGGCCGAGTAGCTGTTTGCCAAGCCAGATCAGCATCGAAGGGCTACCCTTCAGCGCTTCCTGGTATTGGGCGCGGCGTAGGCTGATCTTTCCATCGGCTCTGCCACGTTCGAAAACACTCGCGTAGCGCGGTTTTTTTTTGAGCCGCTCGATGGTCTTCGTGGAACACCCGAAGTGCGCGGCGATCTCGGCGTCGGTAGCGTGCACCTGGCAGAGAGCCTCGAGCTGAGGCAGCGGGATATTGGTCGCAGGGCGGCCGCGTTTCTTTGCTTCAGGCATTGCTCGTTACCGTTCCGTCAGTTGCTTTTTCGGCGCAGGCTAGGCAGGATGTCTTCGTGCGGGAGATCCGCGCGCCACAAGCGCAATCCTTCGATCCTTGTCTCGAGTTCTTACGAAACCATTGCGTCAGACGGTGGGTCCGCAAGTCGGTCCATTTCTCGTTCGGGTGATTCATGGAGTGTTCAGTCCGGATAGCTCAGCGGTTTCCCGTTGACGTCTCGCAGTAAGCAGCGATCGGACTCACAATCGCATTCGCCCCGTGCCCGTAATCGGCAGGGCAACTCCGGTTCGAGAGCGCGTTGTTCGTCGCTAGACTGCTTGGGATAGTGCTTTCTTGCTCTTGGCTTTTTCACGTCTTCGGGCCTTCCTGGCCGCTTTGCGTTGGGCGCGTCGCTCGTCCGCGCTGGCGCGTTGTTTCTTCGGTCCCAGGCTGATCGCGGATGCGATCGCGTGGCTTTTCGGAACCGCCATACAGCTGGAAGGTACCGCGAAGAAGATCTGCCGCAAAAACTCGTTCACATCCCGAACCTCGGCGCCTACCAACTTGGCGGCGTCACGCTTCAAATCCTTGTGAGTCCAAACGTAGTGTCCGGCGTCTACCACCAGTTCTTCATAGGAGTAGTACGTCCCGGTCGAAATGGTGTTAGTCTGCCGCGGTCGAGGCTCCGGACGGGGCCGGAACTGAGCCGCAATCGGCTGTCCTGCTTCGTCGCGCTCAACGATGACCTTGCCAGATGCTTCGAGGCGCTCGATGGCTTCTAGGGAGTACTCCCGGCGCCGCAGGCCGTTGGCGTTGTAGGCCGGAATACGGCCTTTCACAGTTTGGGAATGGGGCAGAAAAGGGTCTCTCGATTCACTCGAAACGCGAGCGGTACAAAGTCCGCTGCAAGGTCGGGCACAACGAGTGCGGAGTTACATGATCGGAAAAGTTCTCACTGGGATGTATCGACTTAATTGTGGGAACGAGACGGGTATTTTCTCTCACATCGCGATATGCTTGTGAGCATGAAGCCAACAATGGGGCGGATCGTGATCTACCGGGACGTTACTCCGGTCGATGGAGAGGACCTGGCGCCGGCGATTGTGCAGGGCGTGGAAGCGAATGGGAAGGTGCGACTGTTCGTGATCGGTCGGTTCACGGCCGGGATGCGTTACGGCGTGGCCGAAGGGAAGGAGCCCGGGACGTGGCGCTGGCCGGAACGGGTATGAGTGAGAATCGCCTGTGGTGGGCGCACCTGTGCGAAGGTTCGCCGCGCTATCAGGAGTGGAAGAAGATTCTTGGGTCGAACGATGTACCGCTGAAGTCGGCTGCGAGCGGTCATACACAACTCGGGCCGGAGGAGAAGGTCGAGGTCTACGAGGTCGCGATCAGCAAACTGGATGCCGGACAACGTCAGAGACTGGTGGACTTCATTCAGGAGCGATTTCGAGAGACGCGTGAAGCGGTGGAGCAAAACCTGGATGAAGAAGGCTTCCCGATCCGCGCGGAGGATGTATTAGTCGCGTTCAGCCTGCGCGCGTTCATCTAACTCAGCCGGATGAAGTCTCCGTCGAACTGATCGGAGATGTACTCGAACTTCCAGCCCGCCAGCGCGTATTCCTTACGCAGCTTCTCAAGCACT